AGAGTCTACTAATATAATACCTGTTGTTGCAGTGTCTGTAATACCATTTTGTAAAGTGGTTGTAGGTTCTCCTGCTACTTCTCCACCCCAAGATCCCAATGACCAACCAAAACCCTTTGCTTGAACAGCTGGTCCTACTGGATAATAATGTTGTACTCTAATACCACCTGATGTTGTTGCACCAGATCCTGACTCATTAGACGGCATTGTTATAGTTAAAGTTGTGCTATTAGGCACAGTGGTTACCATAAATTTTTTATCATTAAAATCTGCGGCTGCAAAATTAGAATTTGTTATAGATGAAAAATTATCTAATAATATTATATCTTGTGCTGATATATTGTGTGCACTACCAAAAGTTATTGTAACCTCAGCTGATCCGTTAGTTGTACTAAATGCACTTGTAAGTGTTGTTGTAGATTTAATAGGGTGTATGTCGTAAAATACACCTCCAGAGTATGCATATAAAATTCTGTTTGTACCAATAATTGCGTATTTTCTAGCTAAACTATTTACAAAATGATGAAGTCCTCTACCTGCTCCTGTAAGAGTATCATCTCCTAATTGCTTCCAACCACCTATTTTTTCTGGAGTTCCATAACGAAATCTAACATTATCGCAGTCTGTCCATTGACCTTCTGCTCCAGTTTCTGTGACTTGTTTGTTTATTCCTGGCTGAAAACCTATCTTTTGTAGCATAATAATCCATTATACCTATTTTGCAGTTAATTAATAGATTAAAAGCAGGGAGAGGGTGTGGTGGTGTCTCCCCCCGCCAGTCTATTGTATAGACTATTTTTTAAAATTAGTCAACTTCATGCCTTTAAACCATGCTGGCAAACCTAATAAAGGTCTTTTATCTAAGGCATTTTTTTTAGCCATTTTAGAATTAGCTTTATTGTAATGTAAAAATACTTGTCCACAATCTTTACCTTTAAACTCTTCTCGCCAATGCTCTAAATCACAACCAGAATAGATTAACATATCACCAGGTTTTAAAGTTATTTTGATTCCAGCTTTGCCACTGCCACCTGTTGGATCTAAATATATTGGCCAGTCATCACCGCCTAAATTTAACGTTGTAGATATTTCACATGAATACCTATCTTTATGTCTAGCTAACACATCACCCTCTTTATATATTCTAGCATACGAATATGTTTCAGATAATTTTAATCCTGTATGTTTTTCCATAACAGGTTTTACTTGTTGTAATAAAGTTTCCATAGCAATATCTGAATAATGTGAATAAGTATTAGGAACTTGTTCATCATTCCATATACCCCAATATTCTGTGAATGGTGATATGTATCTAGAATCAAATAAAACTCTTGCTACATTTCTTTTATTTAAAAAATAATTATATACAAAATTTGCTAATTCTTTTGATATTGCATTTTTTAAAACACTGTATTTATTTTTTTTGAACGACATCTAAAACTCCTTTCGGTATCGCTTGGCAGTTCCAGTGTATAAACCTAAAAGGTTCATATCCCATATCAACTGTATATTGATGTGGCATATACGATGGAAAAAATATTATTCTACCTGGTTTTACTTTATAATGCACTTGTGAAGATGCATATGTAACTTTTGTTTTATCTTTTTCTGGTAAAAGATTCATAACATTACCTGGTCTTGGGTCTTCAAATAAAGGTAGTGATGTAGCTTCTGAGGCTTTTAAAAAATAAAAACCAGATATGTGTCCATTCCAATGAGTATGTAAAGTATGATGTCCTCCTCCTTGTTTAGCAAACTCTTGTACCCACATTTCTGTTGTAAATATTTGATATTGAGTTAAATCAAAACCCATCTCAACTAATAAATTGTGCGCGGTTGCACCAATATAATCTTGTAATTCTTTAAATTTAGGATCACCTATTAATGTTGTTGAGTGAAACACATGACCCATATCTCCTTTATTTCCAAACTGTTTATTTCTTTTATCTATATTTTCTTTTAAATTTTTTTGAGATTGTTTTATGTATTTGTCAGATGCTTTATTTAATTTTTTTACAAACTTAGGTTCGTCAGCCCACCATATAGGACATTTAAAATATTCTTCTAATTGTAATTGTTTTGGAAAACTCATTTGTATGGCCATCCTAAATTCCATATTACTAAACTATATCTAGATCCTTTTTTAACTGGACATACTCTGTGCCAAACAAAACCAGGAAATACAACTAATGATCCTTTTGGTAATATTTCAGTGCATTTTCTAATATTAGGTTTTTTATCTGGATCTAAATTTCTAAAATCAAATTCTAATTCTCCACCTTTATAATCTTTTGGATCTGATAAAGTTACTGTTACTGATAATTTTCTAATCTTACCATGTGATGGATCGTTAGGTTGTTGTCTTTGATAAGGTCTATCCCAACTATCACAGTGCCAATCATAAAACTGACCTTTTTCATATTTTGTAAACTGACAACTTTCTGAAAAGTCCCATTGAAAATTCCAACCTGCGTTTGCATTTGCCTGATGAACATATGGTTGTATCTCTTTATATATCCATCTGTCATTCATCCAAACAATATTAGAATCTCTTTTTGTTTTTAAATCTTTAATTTGTTTTTGATTTAATTTTTTATCGCCTAAACCACCAGTCACCGCCATTTGATCAGAAATAGATTTCCCATATTTAACTATTTCATCACAGATACGTTCTGGAATTGCTGATTGAAAATACCAATAATAATTTGTAAGATTCATCTTTCTATATCTTTCTTATATCGATTATTTAGAAATAGTCAATGTCCCCGAAGATGTAAACGTGGCTAATTTATCACCACCTGGATGAGTTGAAGTTGAACCTCCAGGAGTTACCGCAAAAGTTAATGCACTAGGTCCTCTAATAACAACGATACCTGAACCACCAGCTCCTGCTGCTTTTGTTGGGCCTGGCTGTGCAGCACTAGCACCACCTCCACCTCCAGTATTGGCTGACCCTGCACTACCACATCCATCAATAGATGCGTTTCCACCTCCACCTGCACCACCTGATCCAGCTCCTGGAGAAGAATCTCTAACTCCTCCTCCACCGCCAGCGTATGTTGTGTCAGGACCTAAAATTGTATTTGGTGCACCAGCACCTCCTGGTCCTCCTGGACCACTTGGTTTATTACCAGCGGTTCCAGCAGCCGTTGCTCCACCTCCACCACCACCAGAACTGTTTGATCCATTAGCTAAATTAGATTGTCCACCATCATTACCTTGTGGAGGACTTGTTGGTGGTGTATTTCCTGATCCACCTGCAGCTGTGCTACAAGCAGGACCTGCTCCACCACCTCCACCACCTGATCCACCATCTCCACCAGTTTTTACAGCATTTTGTTCAGATCCACCTCCACCACCACCTGCAGATGTTATTGTTGAAAATGTTGATTCATTACCTTGAACTCCCCTTACGGCGTAAGATCCTGTTGCACCACCAGCTCCTACTGTAATAGTATAAGATCCTGTGCTTAAACCTGATAAAGCTGATCCTCTAAGTGGGCTAGGTCCATAACCAGAAGCTCTATAACCTCCAGCTCCTCCACCACCGGCTGCTCTACTACATGATTTACCACCGCCACCACCACCGGCAACTACTAAATAATCTAAACTAACACCTAAAGCAACAGATCCATCTGGCCATGTTCCTTGACTCTGTGCACTAAATTGACTTTGCATTGACCACACACCACTTGCTTTACTTAATTCTTTTACGATAACAATTCCTGAACCACCAGCACCACCTGATCCTGATGGATTTCTTACACCTCCACCTCCACCACCAGTATTAGCTGTACCAGCACCACCATTAGGAGCAGGGTTTGCTCCACCTCGTCCACCACCACCAGGTCCTGGATTTCCTCCAGTACCACATTGAACTGTTCCACCACCTCCACCTGCATATAAACCTGAATTAGGTAAACCTGGTCCCATAACAGGACTAACATCTTTTCCTGCTCCACCTGCACCTGTTGCACAGGCTGCACCTGGTCCACTACCATCTGGATAATCTCCAACAAAACCTACTGCGCCAGCACCACCACCGCCACCACCTCCAGTGTTACCACCACCTGCATCTGGGTTTCCTGTTTGACATCCACCACCACCTGCATTTCCAAAACCAAATGTTCCAGAAGCTCCACATTGTGTAGGTTGTGTAGCACATCCACCAGCTTGTCCTGGAGGAATTGCGTCTCTTGAAACTCCACCACCAGAACCACCATCTACACCACATCTATTACTAGAGGGTGAACCTGGTCCAGTGCCACCTCCACCTCCACCTCTACCTCTTAAAAATGCTGGAGTTCCTGGTGCAATACTTGAATCTGCTCCAGAATTTCCTTTATTAGATCCTCCTGCAGCTGCTCCGCCACCACCTACTGTTACAGTGTAAGGTGTATTTCCACAAACTTGTATTCCAGGGTGTAAAACCATACCGCCAGCACCTCCACCACCTCCAGCATTTCCACCACCAGCTCCACCTCCACCGACAACTGTCATAGCCGCTAGTGTCGTTCCTGGTTGAGTTGTGATTGTTCCAGATGATGTTTTAGTTGTAACTGTACACTTTCCAAACGAAACTTTATTCGTTTTTCCAATTACACCACCGTTTGCTGAGCCAGATTTATTTCTAGGCATTTGAGTCTCCTATTCGGACACCCAAGCTGTGCCATTCCAATTATATTTGGTAGGTGTTTCCGATTCGTCGTTTGATTTTGTTGCTTCCCAACCTTTAGTGTTGTCAGCGTTATATTTATCTTCGTTCCAATTAATTACGTACATTACATCACCTTCTTCAGTAATTGTTGGAAAAGTTATTGGTGCTTTCCAATCGTCACTAGCATCTAAAGACCATGATGCAAAAGGTTGTGGTGTTAAAAATTTATCTTTTACAGGATCGTATATATACCCTTTACCACAATATTGTTTTCTAAAATTACTATTATAAGAAGTTTGTTTCCAATCTCCACTTTTAAAAAAATTTTTACACCATGTTTCACCATCAACATGCATATCGTTTTCTCCTAAAGGACCCGCAGCTGTTTCAACATCGTTTGCTACAACTACAACTCTTTGGACCACCCAATGAGTATCTGATGTAAATCCTGTTGGATCTGTTTCTTGTTTTATTTCTGCAAAATGTGCCATTTTTTTACTCCTTAAAAGTTTATTTATATTTTATGCTCCGCCAATTGTCAACGTTCCAGACGAAGTAAACTTACCTATTTTATCGCCATCTGGATGAGTAGATCCTGTAAATGCAGAACATGGTGTTCCTGCTAAAGTAAATTCACTTGGAACTCTAACAACAACTATTCCTGAACCACCTGCACCAAGGACACCACAGCCAGCAGGAGCAGATGCTACAGCTCTACCACCACCTCCACCACCGGTATTTGCAGTTCCACTTACAGCAGGTTGATTAGTTGGATGAGGACTATTTCCTGCTCTTCCACCTTTCCCTCCACCACCTGCTCCACCTGCTCCAGCGCAGGCACAGTTTGAATAAGTAAAACCTCCACCACCACCAGCGTAGGTAGTGTCTGGTCCTAAAATTGTATTTGGTGCTCCAGCACCTCCATCTCCTCCATCAGAACCATAATTATCTGGTCCTGAATTACTTCCATTAGCAGTGGCTCCTCCACCACCTCCTCCAGCGTATCCAGATGAACCCGAACCGTTTCCACCATTATTACCTTGAGGAGGATCTGTAGGAGGTGTATTACCCGCAGCACCTGATGTGCAAGAACCTGCACTTCCTCCACCACCAGATCCACCAGTGTGAGCAGCAGTAGGGCTAGAACCACTACCTCCTGCACCACCACCTGCTGATGTTATTGTTGAAAAAACTGAATCGGCACCACTATTTGCATTTTGACCAGCCGCACCTCCTGCCCCTACTGTTATGGCATATTCTCCCATTTTTAAACTTAATGCAGATCCTTGTAACGGGCTTGGACCAAAACCAGATGCACGATAACCTCCTGCACCACCTCCACCACCATTAGTGGCAGCATCTCCACCACCACCTCCACCACCTGCTACTACTAAATAATTTACTGATGTTGATCTTTGTATCCAATTACCAGCGTTAAGTTCATCTAATACTGTATTCATATCCCAAACACCTGATGCGCATTTTGGAGCTACTTCTTTTACAACAACAACACCTGAACCACCATCTCCAGCTCCAGGGTGGTTACTACCATCAGATCCACCACCGCCACCACCAGTGTTTGCTGATCCATCAGTATAATTTTGTCCACACGCTCTTCTTTCAGAACCTTGTCCACCGCCACCAGGGCCACCAGAACCACCGTTTGGTCCTGTTCCTGAAGGACCTGGACTTTGAGTTGCTCCACCGCCACCACCAGCATAAGTTACAGGACTTCCTGTAATGGAATCGGCTGATCCATTTCCACCATTTCCACCGCAACCATCTGCTCCATTAGAACCTGTTCCTCCGGCTCCACCTCCACCACCACCAGCACTTCCAGCGCTTGGTGTATGAGAGGGCGGACCACCAGTTCCACCATTATTTCCTTGAGAGGGACTTGTTGGAGGTGTGTTACCACTTCCTGCTCCACCACAAAACGATCCTGAACCTCCACCACCAGATCCACCGTCTCCGCCACATTTACTAGTTGGATTAGGAGTGTGAGGATGATTACCACCTCTTCCACCACCAGCTGAAGTAATACATGCAAAAGTTGAAGATCCTCCTTGAGTGGACAAAACAGTATAAGAAGGAGCTCCAGTACCACCGGCTCCAACAGTTACAGGCACAGTTGATGCTGTTGTAATACAAGCACCTTGTCTAAAACCTCCACCGCCACCTCCTCCGGCTCCGGCTCCAGCGCCATTACCGCCGCCACCGCCGCCACCAACAACTAATAAATCAGTTACTGTTGAGGTACAGTTTATTTTTGAAAAAGTACCTGATGCTGTAAAAGTAGTAGTTTTTGTTTGTGGTGTATTGATAACTTTTGTAGGTCCAATTATTCCGCCATTGCCAGCCATAATTTAAACCTCCTACGCGTCGTCTATGACTTCATATGAAACAAAAAGTGTTAAGTCTGAAGCTGCGCTTGCTCCACCTTCTAATACATCACCCTCTTCTAAATAGATAGGTGTGTCTAATAAAACTAAAACCGCATCAGCTGGAACTGAAACAGTGCTAGCTATTTTAAAAAGGGCTCCAGATACAGATGATCCTGTTGCTGCTGAAGTTCTTGTTGCCTTATCAACTCCTACAGTTACATCTGCTGCATTTGTTCCGTCAATGTTTGCGACTGAAATTCTATTGATTTTTACTAATTTATCTGACGCTACAGTTATTAAAGCTGTGGTAGTAGTTGTACCCAATTCAAAACCTTGGGATTCTCCTATAATTGATGATACCGATACTATATTTGGTGCTGCCATAATTTACTCCTTTTATCCGAATACGATTGCCATTGCAATAGCTTTTCCTGTTGTTGCTGGTGAAGAATCAAAGGATAATTGACCCGTGGCTGTGGCCCCTGACCCTGATATACTATCTACCTTTAAAAATGTTCCTGCTGTTATATTCCCTGTTGGAAATTTTACAACATAACTTTGACCTGCGCTGTGTGCAGGTGACATAAGCTGAATCCCGTGACTATTGTTTTCACAATTGAGTTGAATTGAGCCTGGATTTGTGCCTCCAGATTTAGCTATAATTTTACCAGTTCCTTTTGGACCTACTGTTAAATCTACATTAGAATCATCACCTGTTGCTTCAATAGATGGACTATTACCTGTTGCAGCATTTGTTATATCTATTTGATTTACTGCAGATGATGTAGTTTGAAATATAATTTGTTGATTTCCGTTTTCATCATTAATACCATGGGCATCATCAAAAGCTATGTTGAAACTATTAGTATCCAAATCTCCACCTAATTGTGGCGATGTATCTTCAACTATATTTGAAATACCTAAAGCTATTGTATCGATATTAGGATTAGTTCCATCACTTGCAGTTGCAAATACAATAGCATCACCTTTATCTGTTGCTGAAAAAGTAAACGAGTCTCCTGAACCAGATGCGTATTTAAATTGAACTGTGTAAGCACCTGATGTTGAATTTCTTAAAAAATAAAAAGTTTGAACATCTAATGGTATTGTTACAATTTGATTTCCTGTAATTGTACCTGTGAACTCGATCATTCTATGTGCAAGTTCTGCACCAGCTGATCCATCAGAAACTGTTAACGCAGTTGTTTGAGCCCCACCTGCAATTGACTTAGCAATGTAACCACCAGAAATTTGTTCTATAATTTGTAAATTAGTATTAGTTTTAGTTCCCCATGTACCGGCATTTTCACCAGTTGCTTGAAGTTCTACACCTAAAGGTGTGTATGTTGATGCCATAAATTATCTCCTATTATGCAGCGTCACTATAACTTGTATTTGATCCAGTTGCAACATCCGAATATGTATCATTCGATCCTGTCGAAACATTACTATAAGATGTATTGTCTCCAGTGTCAACATCTCCATATGCAAATATATCAACAGTTCCAATGCTTGTAGTTATTGATTGACCTGTTAATCCAACCTGCATATCCACAGGGGTTATAGTTCCTACACTAGCACTAAATGATTGACCTGTTAATCCTAATCCTTCTTCTATGGTTAAAGATCCTACAGATGCTGTACTAGATTGACCAGTTGGTTGAGCAACTGCACCACCTAACCCAATTATAGATCCTTGTTGAGACTCAATTTCTTGACCAGATAAAAATACTACATCATTTGGTATAGTTACTGTGCCTAAACTAGCGCTAAAAGATTGACCTGTTAGTTGTGCTTCTTGTGAGGATATGCCTTGAGCTGTTCCTAGCGATGCAGACATAGACACACCAGAAACTAATACTGTTTGATTTGGTGCTTTTGCTGTGCCTTGTGATACTGTTATTGACTGACCACTTAAACCTATAGTCATGTCGTTTGGTGTAATTGCACCAACGGATGATGTTATGGCACTTGATGTTAGTCCTTGTGTTTGATCTCTTGGAATTATTGAACCAACAGAACCAGAAAAAGATACACCTTCAATATTTACAGGTACAAATGCTTCACCTTGTGAAGACGTTATAGATTGACCTGTTGGTGTTATAACTTGATCTGGGACATCAACAGAACCAATATTAGATGATATTGATAAACCTGTTAATGAAATAGTTTGATCAGAAAGATCTCCCCATCCACCTTCTCCACTCCAAGATTGTGCTCCCCAACCAGTTTTTAAAGTTGTGGCTTCGTTCCAATTAGCCTGATTCCAGGTTAATCGGCCCCATCCTGAAGTTACCGACATGGTCGGCCTCCTATGCTAATCTGATTATTGCGTTACTTGCGTCTGCTGTTGGAAACTCTATTTTAAAAGTTCCGTTACTTGCTGTCTTGTCACCACCAAAAGCTATAATAGCAACAGCGTCAGTTGTTCCTGAACCACCGTCAGTTGTTGTGTTGTAGATCATAGCACCGTTTGCAGTAAAAGATGCAGATGAATAAGTTACATCTGAAAAATCTGTGAATGCGGTTGTTGAAGATAATGATACACCAGAGTTTGTTAAAGTTGCTCCACCTGCAGAGTATGCAGATCCAGATGTATTAGATATTTCATTTGATGTTGAATAGTCAGTTGTAGCTGCACCTAATGATGCAGAACTTGTGAAAAGAGCAATCTTAAAAGTGTGTCCACCTGAAGATTCAAAACTGTGTTTACCTTGTAAAAGCTCTTGTTTAAAGCTTGAACATATTGCTGATGTTATTGCCATAATTTATCTCCTATGGGTTTGCTGAGTTTATTGGTAATCTGACTGTTCCGTCTGTGTAGTCGTCTCTTCGTCTTCTACCGACTTGCTCATTAGCAAACTTCTGTACCTCTTGTTTATATTTATTTTCATACAAAGTCAACATGTCTATCGGGCCTTTTAAAAAGCCATATGCCTCCGATAAACAACAATATAATAGTCCATTTGGAAAATTAAGACTAATATAATTAGTATCATTGTTTTCTAAAAGATCGGGCATTTTATTAAAATGCACTCTAAATCTATAGGTTGTATTTGGAACTGGAGCTACAAATATTCTTCCTGAATTAGTATCTGCCTCACCTGTAGCACCACCAAACATAGCGTAATATTTAGGTTGACCCTGAGCTGCAGAAGTTCCTGTTACGTCTTGATATTCTTGAAGATAAGTTAAATCTTTTTTTTCTAGCCATCTGTTAGCTCCCGTAATAGCAGACCCATTTGTATCATAAACTTGTATACCTCTAATAAATACAGCTCCTGCAGGACAGTTTATAGATTCTTGTCCAGCAACAAAATTACCTAACTGTTGTTTTCTATCTGCATCGATAGGCACATCTCTAAATATTCTATACTGTGCATTTAAAATAATATTTTCTAAAACAGAGTCTGTTAATACATTAGAGTCTACTTCTGTATAACTTCTTATCTGTGTTTTTAATCCTGATGCACTTAAACCTGCCATTACGCTACAACTTTCCTACAATCCTCACAATTATTTCTATATCTTCTATGACCATCACAGTGTTCTGGTTTTTCTTTAAGTATTATAACCTCTGAATCTGAACACTTACATTGTTTAATACCAAATATTTTACAAAATATATTTTTAATCCATTTAATCATGCGCTTACCGTAACGGGCCCTGCTGATGCAGCTCCGCCTCCTCCTGATTCACTTATACTAGATGTTGTGCCTGTTGCAAAGGTATAATTATTGTCATCTACTTTAGTAATTGTATATCCTGCAGCTAAATTTATTGTTGCTGCTGCAACACCTCCAACAACACTTGCATCTCTAAAACACACAGTATCTCCATTTGATCTACCATGATTAGGTTCATTTACAGATATAGTTGTTGACCCATTAGTTGTTGTAAAAGCATTTAGTGGTAAAATTTTAGGGACAGCTGTTTCTGTTCTATCGGGTCTTACATTACGTAGAGATATAGAATCACCGTTCATGGGTTTTGGTTCTAATTGTGGTTGCTTTGGTTCAAACTCTGATACATGCACGAAAGATCCATTCCATTCTCTAACCATTTCTTTATATGGAAACTCCATACCTGATCTATCAGATATTGCCCTTGCGTATTTACCTGTTGCGTATTTTGCCATTATTTTTTACCTTTTTTCTTTTTCTTCTTTTTACCACCAGGTCCTAAAGGTTTATCAATTCGTCCACCATATTTTTTATCTTTTCTCATCATGTCAGCTTTATCAGCCATCATGTCATTTAATTCTCTAATAGCTTCTTCATAAACTTCACTTTGTTGACGACCACTTAAATCAAAAAAGTCTTTGCCATACTTTGATTCAGCTAATTCATCTGCTATTCGTTGTATTTTATCTTTGTCCATTATGCTCCTGGGTAGTATGCTTTTGGCGTTATGTGTGTGCTAGATGCAGATCCATCTTCTGCTAGTGCTCTTTGAAACTCATCTTCATACACTAGTTTCATTGGTTGTATTAATTGTGGTGTGTATTTCATTGCTAAATAATAAGCTAATCCTGAAACCATACATGGTACAAATCTAAACGGAACATCAGATGCATTTGTATAATCACCTACGTCTTGAATTCTTTTTATGTAATAAAAATGCATATCTTTAGATGCATTAGAAGAATCTGGTGTAGGATAAATATGCACTCTAACTTTATCTATAAATCTTTCTACCCAATATTGATTAGGTGTACCTTTAGATAATTTATTAGAAAAACCTGCATAAGTAGATCTATCTACTTTAGTCATCGGTGAATCTGATTGTGTTGTTTGAGTTCTATTAGATCTTAATTGTGCTTCAAGGACATCGGACATTCCAAATACATTTGCTGGTGTAGACACGGCACTCGTACCATCATCACTAGATCTAAAAAAATCATAATCTGATTGTCCTTCAATTAAATCCATATTGAGTTCATCTACTTCCCAATAGTGAATACCTCTATTGCCCCATTCTTGAAACAATATATTTAATGTTCTACGAGCGTTTTTTAATTGATATCCAGCAACATTTTGTAATCCAATTCTTTCAAAAGCTTCTTCTATTATTTCATCAATAGCAAA